CCGGCTTCTTCTTTCAAATTAGCCCATTCATTGCTATCAACTACCTTCCAAAGAGTACTATAATAAAGACCCCATTCTTTAAGTTCTTCCTTAGATTGACATTGTTTTATTATTTCGGTAGTATAATCATAACCGTGTTTATTAAGATGATTTAACCATCTAGTACCTGAACCAGAATACTTATGCGGATATTGTGAAGTTGTAAAACCTAAGTACCTCAATCCAGTTACGATATGAGTCTTTACATAAAGTGTGTAAATAGACATGCTGATAGTTCCTTATAAACTGTTAGAGCGGGTGGATATTGGCGTATCGCGATCCGCACTTTTATTTATCATAGCAACCTAAAAGGCTGTTAATATTGGATTATTTTGCCAATCCTGAAAGACGTAAAATATCCTCAAAGATTTTATCTTCTGACATACGCATACCAGGAGGAGTTTGTCCTTTTCTTACAGCTGATGCCATTTTAGGTTCATTACGGCCGTTCAAAACACTGTCACTTTCCATTTCTTTTTTACGTTCATGGCTACGACGTGCGGCACGCTCTAGTTTGGTTTCACCACCTTTGATGCCCATTAATTCCTTAACTAAATGGCTATGATGAGGTCCGAATTCTTTGTCGGCCATAAGACCTAATTCAGTAGGACCTTTCCTCCAAGGACTTTCAAATCCTTCTTCTTTATAATTGGCATTGTAGTGTCCGCCTAGCCATTGTGCTAACTCACGCATACTAATGTTGTTGCCTTTTTCTTTCTTAGAATGCATTTCGTCTTCATCTTTTTGACCTTCTTGTACTGGAGGTTGTTGTGGCATAGGTGCTTGTCCTTGTGGCTCTGGAACAGGAGGGGCCTGTTCTGGCTGTTGTTCTTGTCCGCTTCCTTGTTCTAATTCTGCGGCAGCTTCTGGATCTATCTTTTGTAACCAAGCCATGATAGCGTGTACAGGATTACCTGCACCGTTGGTTTTATCAGCTAAATCTTGTAGTTCATTTTCTAATTCTTCGTCATGTATGCCGATACCATTTAACGCTTCGATAGTGCTTGTAGCATCTACACCGACTGTAGGAATTTGATTAGTCTTCAACATATCTTGTAGATCAGCGATAGTATCTGGCTCTAATCCACTGTTAGCGATACCTTCTGTCCATTTTTGGAATATGTCGAAATCATCTTCTTTTACTGTATCTTTGTCGCAAATACAAGGATCATGATCGCAGTCGCTACAGATATCATCGTGTCCTTCTTTTACATATTCTTCTAGATCAACAGTACCGGCTTCTTGCATGATGCTGTGTATCAATGGAAAATATTGTGCTAGGTCTTCTTTGAAACTGCTGACCGTGAACTTAGATTTATAATCTTCCATAGTAGCCTGATCCATCTCAGCCATACCGTCCATAGTTGATATAGGATCAAATGTTTCAGCAAATTTCTCATAGCCACGTTGTCCGTGTAGTGATTTGATGTGCTGGCGTAGACTTTCTAGTTTAGAAGTTGTCTTACTGGCTATTTCATTTACTTCTTGATTTAGTTGATCGTGACGTCCCATATGTCTATGAAAAGCACTCAATTGTGCTATCTTACTGCTAGTATCAATAATGTGACGTCCTAATTCATCATAGGGGCGTCCACCATTTGCTACGTGACGTTGCATCGCTTTCGCACCTGCGATATGTATAAATGGGTATTTGAAACGCTCGCCTTCTTCATTTTCTACAAATAATGCACTGATACCAGTGTGGCGTTGTCCATCCTGCACTGGCTTATTGTGTTTAGCAATCAACTTGGTTTTCTCTAGTACTCGATGACTGGTACGAGAAGTTCCAGTAAATTTAGCTGATTCTGTCATGTTTTCTTCCTTACTACCCTTTGTGGCCAAATATTGGAAATCATCTTTGTTAAGATTGGATTTAGTGATATCACGTGTATCAAATCTTAATAATCTACGCATAGCGAAACTACGCATTTCACGCAAAAAATCATACCAATAGTCTTTACCAACAGGGTCTACTTCTTCTAAAATGCTTTTACCGTAGAACATCTTTAGAGTACCTAATTCGTTGATACTGATGCTAACACGTCCAAAATCGTGTCCTTCTACTGTAAAATCAAAATCGTAAAATCTTGCTTGTCTAGGGTCCATAGTGACCCCACCTTGCTCGTCGCCCATCTGTAAATTAGTGAATCGACTGCGTATTTTGTCAAATAAATCTTGGCTGATAATTTCGATAGTTTTCATAGCTATATTTATTAATAACTGTTTATGAATATCGGCATAGGCATTTCATAGTCATCCATTTTGGCATCTTCGACCATCTTACCATAGATAATAGGATCCCATTCTCCTAGCAATACGATCATACGTACTGCAAGTAAAAGTGCCGAAACTAGATCATCATATTGTTGATCTTTGGCTTTAAATGTTATGCCCGCCGCTACAAAAGTTTTAAGTTCTGATATTAAACTTTTACTGTTAATCTTCATTTTCTTCTGTTCTATCAGCTGTTTTGCCTTCGAACAGGCTGAAATCTTACTGTTGTGTGTAGTATTGAAGCCCCTACGGAACCTGCGTACATGACCTTTCTTTAAGGGTTCCGATAGGAACATTCCTGGAATGCTCTCCTCACCCATTTCATTAATGGCGATCAATGCCGCTTCGCCTACAGTATTATTTTCTACGCTATAATAGAGATTAGCGTTCTTTCCACTCTCTAGGCATTTATTATCAATGTACTTGCAGATTTCTCTAAGTATTTTAACCTGTGCCTGTACGGGTGTAAGATTGTGTTGCCATTCTCCTACCTGTTCTAAACTAGGGAGTTCAAATATTTCTATACCTGCATAATTTCCACCAGTACCTAAACTAGGATCGTGTGCGACAACGTAAGTAGAATTAGGATCGATTTCTTTATACCAACGCACCTGTCCCATTTTGATTATCGGTTCAATACCTTCAAGTTCTGCTAGGCAGATACTGTTAACCAATGTCTCGTCAAATACCAAGAATTCACAATCATGTTCACGACGGAAACGTTCTTCGCCAATACGGCTACGTTCTTCTTCGGCCCATTTATCGTCTCTATCTGGATGCTCTCTCCAATGTGCTTTGAAAGGAAAAAACCCGTTTCGTCCTACTTCTTGTGTGTTACCAAATTCATCTAAACGCTTGTTAGCTTCTTTCCAGATGCTGGCAAATTGATCCTCATCGCTATTAGGCGTTGATGTGATAATGGCCTTACCACCAGTTGCCAGCGTAGGCGATATTGAAGTCCAAAACTCTGTAGCTACGTTGGGTGGAACGAATGCAAACTCATCGGCATATAATAATGATAGTGACAAACCCCTTCCTGTTGTTTCAGTAGTTGTCTGTGCGATAATACGGCTTCCATTATCAAATTCAATGCTCTGCTTGTTATAACTAGTAACACCGCAACGTATATGATCAGGGCATAACTCATAGGCAAAACGTATACGACTCATGATCTCTTGAGCACCCGTATACTTGTGTGCGGCAATTAATATAGTAGCATCTGGCACGAACATAGCGTACCATAGGAGATAGCCTGCCGCGGTGGTCGTTTTACCTGTTTGGCGAGGTAATAGATTAACATTAAATCTATGATTGTGATAACTGTCAATTAATCTACGCTGATAGTCAAATGCTTCATAGCGTAGGCGTCCTTTGGTAGGATGTTGTATGTGGAAAAAATTATCAAGGAAGTGATGCGGCCCTGTTATAGGATCCATACAGGCACCCAAATCGAGTATATCCTGCTCGCTATATTTTTGTTTACTGTGAGCAGTTTTAACAAGGTTGCCGTCGAATCTATTTGTTGCCATATTTTTATTTACTGAAAAAAATAGCCCCCTAAGGGGCTATTGGGTCATACTGCTTATTTTTTACCCTTACCCTGTATATTAAGGGCAAAGTTAGCACGTTTCTTTTCTAAAGGTGTGCCACTTTTCTTTAAACTTTTCAGTTTAGCTGTACCAATCTTTTTGTCTTGTGGAATACCTTCTTGTTTGTGAAGGGCACCTTTCTTAACTGTCTTGGCTGCCTGGCTCATGGTCTTTTTACCTTCTGGTAAAACACCTACTCCAGCAATACCACTAGCACCTGGTTCTAGTTGTTCAGGCATACCTACACCATGTTTTTTAGCATAGTGATCACAGCAGGCTTGATGGAAATCTTCCCAGCACTCATTGTATTTGTGTGTGATATGTCTATGGAATTTAGGAAATGAACTCATACAGTCCATAACACATCCTGTATCTTCATGCATCAAGGGAACGCCGGTGCGATGTGCACATTTACATACAGCATCTACATCGGCGTGTTCAATCTTAGGTCCTGCGTGATTGTGATTTAGGCCTTCATTAGCTTTTTTTTTACCGTGTACTGGGCAGGCTTTTTTGCCTTTCTCTTCGCAACAGCAATTGGCTTTAGCTTCGCTTACAAACTTTTTGTATTCTGAATACAATTGATTTTCGTATTGTGCTAGGTTAGCACTTGGCATATTTGTCATGCCTTTATTTTGTCCGCCAGCATTAGGATTAAAAGCAAAATCATTTGTGTTACCTAGTGGAACATTTGTGGGATCAGCAGGGGTATTATTATATGCTTCGTCTGCTTTTTCTTCACCGTCGTCACCGTCAACACCTGGTAGTTCATCAATGTCGTCGATTTGACTTAATCTATCTGCCATGCTACGTATTTCATCAGCCATAGATGACACAGGAGTATCTCCGCCAGCACCCATTTCCGGTTTAGCCATCTTGCCCATATCGTCCCCGCCGATGCCCATTTCATCGCCCATGCCAATTAATGGTACTTCTGCTTCGTCTTCAACACCGGGTGCATCGATGTCATGCATCTCGTCGCCCGGCTCATTCATCGCATCGATCGCTGATCTCATCGCATCTTTCTCGCCGCCCATTCCTGGTGCTTGTACCATTGATGTCTGTGGACTATCAATAGCAGGCATATGTTCTGGACCTACTTTTTCTACACCAGCTAGATTTAAAATATCATGTAACATTGAAGTTACTTCTGATCCATCTGCCGCTGTAGCGTTGATAGTAAAAGATGCTGGAGGACGTGATTGCCCTGCACCACCTAACTCCATAATTCCGCATTCAGCGACAGGTTTTAGGCCACTTAGTGCTCTTAGTTCATTAACTGATTGTAGTTCAGGAAGTTGAGCGATTTGATCTGCTTCCATAACTTGTTTTTGGCCAGCGGCTAGTGGGTTGTTTACTGTAGGATTACCTGCATCTAACTCTGCTAGTCTTTGTAGTACGTTGATCATTTTCATATCATTTCTTCCTTGGATCTTTTGCTTGTTTGAGGATACTGTGAGATGCTTGTTCTTGATTATTCATCTCGGCTTGTGTTCCATCGGGAATCACTTCACCTCTCTCTTTTCTTTGTAACTTTAATACATCGTTTAATTCTTTTACGAAGTTAGCGTTATATTTGTCACCATAATAATCTTCAAACTTTGCGTTTGGTGATTCTTTATAGTCTTTGTCAGTTAGCAAAGCTTCTGTTCTCTTTTCGACAGGCTGTTGATACTCTTCGCCCGGTTCTCCTGGATTTCGAACGACTAACATTTCTTTAGCAATATGTAAATTGTTTGCGATATATTCGTTTAGTTCAAAAGGAGTCGTTGGATAGTCTAATGTAACTTCATAGATATTCACCGTTTCGTTTCTCACTTTTGGAAAATCAAGCGGGAAGCTCTGAACTGGTGTTGTTCCTGATTTTTTAAATCCAGAAACTTTGAATTTACCTAGTAGTGATTCTAATTTGGTTTCAGAATCGCTACCAAACTCCCCTGCGATTTTAATCCTGAAATCGTACTTTTTAGCACTCTCAGATAATATTTGTTTGAATGATGTCATATCAGTATCCTATGCTTTATTTATTTCAAATCTTTAAGTTTGGCCAGTATGCTGTTGCGGTCTGTGACGATAAATCCTTCACCCTCGATCTCCTCGCCCTTGCCATTTTTCTTATCTATGGCTAGCTTTTTCAGCTGTAGATCGACCATTTTTAGCTTCTTTTCTATCTTGTTTGTTTTAGCTGTTATAGCGGCATTTAGCATACCTGTAGCCACTTCAAACATACGTGCACTATATTTGGGCTCAACTTGCATACCGAGATCCATTATGTCATCATATGCTTCTTCGGCTTTTTTAGCCAATGTATCTAACTCTAAATCTGATACATCTCCTAGGCCGCGTACTCTAGGTAATGCAGATGCAATCTTATCGAATTCTTCTAATCGGTCTTCTAGGCTTATTACAGGAACATCGGGTATTGTTTCTGGGGGAGGAACTGATTCTTCCTTGGCCTGATTTATATCTAGTATTTCTTCTAATTTCTTTGTCATAGTCAACTACTTATCACATCTTTTTACCGGTATGGTATAAATCATGTTCTGTGATAATTCTAAACTTCATGCCATTTTGCTGACAGTAGGCTTTGGCAGCGGCCCATTTTACCATGTTCTTAACATATTGGGCCTGATTGTAGGGATTCTTACCTACATGCTCTTTCAATGTCTGATTGAGTGGTTTTATTTCCCACACTTCAGCACGCTTCTTCTTTTTGTTATCTGTAAACACGACTAGGAAGTCTGGAACATATATCGTAGGTTTCCCTGTCAATGGATCTTTATAAGGTATCTTGATACTTTCACTGGCCCACTGTTGTATGGCTTCATTTTCGTCACACATCTTCATAACACTCAATTCCCAACTGCTTCGAAATCGAGGAGTTCCTAAACCTATATATTTTTCTGGATTTTGTAATTTATAAAATCCCTGATTGAACTTCATGCTCATGCCAGTATATTTCTTTCTATTTCATCAGCAGGGGTTGGAGTAGCGGTTATTCCTAGACTGCTAGTTTTAAATCTATTATAATTTAATATCTGTCCTACGATTCCACTTAACTCTACTCCGTCTAATTTTTTAAGAGTATCTAAGATCTGAAACGCATTAAGGTTAGTGGATTTAGCTTGGCTTAAAATAATCATCGCTACAGACTGTGCTGAGTCTTTATTAAAACCTTGGCTTTCAAAAAATCCAGTTACGGCAATAAGATCAGTCCCATTTAATGAAACGGGATTTTGATAATAACTGTTAAAAAATTTCACAGTACTATTCGAACTTGATTGGACAGGTTGTTGAGGAACGTTGTTATATAATGTCATTTTGAATTAAATGCTTTAGCAAAATTACTGCCACTAACATTTGCGTTAGCAGTTGCAGGACTAAGTGGTCCAAAGTTTTGTAAGAAATTTTGACCCGCTGTAGGACCTGCAGGCACATTCGTAGTTCCTGCATTAACACCAGTGCCTGCACCAGATTGGACAGCTACTGCACCTGATTCAGCGACAGGATTGGGATTAAAAATCTGAACGCCATTTAGATTACCATTGCTAAACACGGTACCATTACCCTGTGCCGCACTAGTAACCTGTCCAAGCCCTACTCCTACTAATTCATTGAGAGATGCTTTTTTATTTAGACTACTGATGTTCTTAACTAGGTTAGCAGTTTGTATAGCTACCTTGGCATAATCCCAAGGACTCTGTGCATTGGCTATGCTACCATTCTCGCCAAATATAGCGGCACCGCCTGCTACTACACCACCCGGACCAAACAGATTGCTAGCACCACCGCCTGCGATACTTAATGGGCTAGGTGTACTATCATAATGATTTTTATTATATCCTATCGGTCCTGCGTTTCCTGAATTATAAAACACTCCTTCGTAATTTACTGTCATCCTACTATGGAGCATCTTATTGCCTTGTGTCTGATCAAGGTCATCGTGTCTCCATTCTTTAATGATAGGATTTACTAGAGTATAACTTAAAAATTTCTGTTTGTTTAAGGTAAAGATAGTTATATCTTTGAAGAAAGGAGCATCGGCACCTTTGGCCAATCCGTAGAGATAAGATTGCTTGGCTGGAGCCTGTTTATATTTTACATCGCCGAATGCCGCTACTGCAGAAGATGTTTTTCCATTGGCATTGTTACTATAATCTCCATCAGCAAAATAGTAGCCATAATACTGTCTCCATAACCCGGTTGTAGCATTGGCCATATCGTCATGGAACGTTATAGTAATAGGATCATAATTGAGAGTCTTTTGTATGACAGTTTTTCTATTGTATTGGTTTAATACTTCAGTTTCAATATTAAATTGTGGCAAGTCGGAAGATTTAGCCAGTAAACCTATTACGTTATTTTTAGCATATCTAGTATACCATGTTGGCTCGAGATATTTCGCTATGTCAGGATTTATGTTTAGCTGTACGTAATATAACCACCCTGCTTTAGGGGCTAGATCATAAAGATTATCGGCCCTATATAATCTGCTAGCGTGTTGTTGATCTCTTAACCATCCCTGAGAAAGGATGTTAGAAAGAAAAGAGGATAAATTACTCATATAGATATTTATGCCACAAAAAAAGGCCCCTTAGGACCTTAATTTGTTTAGTCGATTAGCTAGTAGCTAATGTTCCTAATGTTCTGGCAACCGCAGTACCGATACCAGTATCGTTACCTGCACTGTCAGTTTGTAGTGCGTTATCAAATTTCAGTGTCAATGTTACATCCATTGGCTCGCTTGATTTGTAATCGCCCTGTTGATAGTCTGCTTTTTGTACATAACAACCGTAACATTCAAATGTTTCAAGAACGGCCGGTGCATTTGCTCCGTTTCCTCCGTCTAAAATATCAATGTTTGTCTGGAATTTATAATCACTACCAGATGCCGCACTAGATTGTTCAAAGAAATCAAACTGCTTCTGTATCTGTTGACCAACTAATTGCGTAATGTTATTGCTAACGTCATCACGTAGGACGATCTGTAATTCTGCCCATGTGTATTTTCCAGCATAATTGATTTTACTGTTATAGACATTTAATTCTATATTTTCGAAACTAACACTTGGACGTCCGCAAGTTACAACCTGCTTGGTCAATTCAAATGTACTGTTATTTGCTCCGAATCCAATAAAAGTTACTCTGAAACGATATTTCAGTTTGGGCATTAGTAGGCCCTGGCTCGTAGAGCTTTGACCACCTCCGCTCAACGGTACTGAATAATTTAATAAACTAGATATTGCCATCTAAATGCTCCTTAATCTTTAATATTTACCCTGGGAATCCTGCCCCAAGATTACCAGCGGCAATCGCACCTGTATTCAACAGTCTCATCGGTATATAAATGAATTCAACCGCTTTAACTGGTTCGATAGCGATATCTAACCACAACTCTGATCTGTCAATCCTTGCTGGAGTATTATTGCTGTCGTCACAGACTACAATGTAGTCATAGATAGCACGTTGTCCGACCAATTCGATGAATAGGCTTTCTGCGGCATTTGCTATGGCTTTACGTGTTGTACTATCATTTGGCTCAAACAAATATGGTTGAGCCAAAATACTTAATTGTCTACGTAGGTAAGCTACTAGACGTGCAACGTTAATTCTATCCAACGCACTAGCTGCCTGTGCTCTTGTATAGTTACCAAAGTTTACAAGTCCTACTCCACTTAATGTAGCAATTGGATTTACTTTAACACCGGCCAATACATCACGTAGGCTCTGTGGTAATGATGCTGTAATAAAATCGCCCGACTCATCTACGTAACCTACTGCTGTAGCATTAATAACAGGACCTCTATTGATACCAGCTGGTGCAAACCATTGATAGCTCTTTTGATCGCTCTCTGTAATAGTACGCAACATCATGTGACTGGGTGGAACAACAATATAGTTTCCTGTATTGTCATTGGTATAACCACTTGGATAGAACATAGCCATATAGTCGTCGTAACTTACTGCACCCAATTCGCCGTTGTCTGCGGCCAATGCTGTATTATTACCCCAGTTAGCTAATTGTGTACCATTTGGTTGTAAACGGAATGGACTGTCTCCAACTACGAATGCTGTGTAACCTCTATCAGCATTTAATTCAATCATATTTTGAATAGCTTCTGGATAACCAGGACATGCTATTAGATTGAATACTGTGTTGTCTTCATCTCTAGCTACTGTGTTAGTATCGATCGCTGATTTTAATGCCTCAACAACGAATGCTCTCTGTGCATAACGACCAAACTGACCAACGCCTAGATGATCATTAGGAGTTACACATACCCAACGTGCTGGGTTATAAGCAACTGTGTCGTTTGATCCATCCATTGGATCGTTTTGATAACGTGGATTGTATCCATTGTTTGAATAGATATCAATGTAGTTAGCTTCGTATTTCTTAACATTAAATCCTGAACGACGTAGATTCCATAGGCGTGTGCCTTCTGGATATAGTGCTGGATCTGGTGCATCTGGATCTAGATAATTGCTAGTCAGCAACTCTTCGATAGTAGATGGTTCTGTAGCTTGTCCGCTAGTAGCCCAACGTGCATCATGGAATACCCAACCATTAGGTGTAACGTGATCTGTTACATCCTGTGCTACCCATGTTAGAGAATTGCCGTTATATACATATACACTTTGTCCGTATACATCAGTTGCAGAACTATCAACCCATATGTCGCCATCTACTAATGTTGTACCATCGCTCTGTGTCGTTGGTTGGCTGGCAGCGATTATAGGTCCATTTGGATCTGTGTCAGGGAATGCAGGAGTGACACCCTGTGCAGGATCGTTACCTGCATAATGATAGCCAACCCATGTAGTTCCGTTATGATATAAAATATCTACTTCTTCTAGATTAGACCCATACCATACTTTTCCATCCGCTGGAGTAGTAGTTGGCTCATGTGCTCTAGCTTCAAATACCAATGGCTTCCAGTTGCTAGCCAATACTGTATAGTCATCATACATACCTGCTTCGTAAAGATTAGCAGTCGGTGATAAACCAGTGGCAGTAAGTCCTAGATCAGCCAATACTGCGATAGATCCGCTATCTGTAATTTCAATATCACCGCCATTAGCGTGTGTAATTGATAGGTAACCATTTGAATTAATGCTTGCACTAACATATTGGAAACCTGCGGCACTAATAGCTGTTACGATACTAGCACCTGTAACTGTTGTGCTAGTAGTACCTGCACTAGGATTAATTGTAGCAATAGTGATCGTAGCTGTATTTTGTACGCTACTCATTCCAGGTACAGTTTCTGCTATAGTTAAAGAATATGTAGAAGTACTACCAGATGCACCTCTGTGTATTGTTAATGAGCTAACATTAACTCCACCTGTAACTGTGGTAGGACTAACTGCGGCTCTTCTTAGTATTTTGAATTCTCCTAAGACGGGCATGCCGTCGGATCCATCACCGCCGTCATAATTACTTTCGATCATCAATGTACCTACAGCGATACCTGTACCGCCACCTGCTGGATCAAGTGCCGCGATACCTGCCATTGTAGAGCCATATATAGGAGCAGGAATTACACTCCATGTTTCTGTTGTTCCGCTATATAATTTAACTGACCAGTTAGCACCTACGCTAGCCGCTGTAGTTTTTAGGTAAACACTACCGCTTGGTACACCGTGTGCCGCATATTTTGGAACTTGTGTATGAGGAGCGATAGTGATAGCTACGGGAACATATGTACCTGTAGTCAATCCTAAATTGTTAACAGCGTTACCTGAAACAGTGATCTTTCCGTCTGCTACTGAACCATTGCTAGCCGCTGTAGAATCGGCATATAATTCAATCAATCCACTCGAGTTAACTTTAGCACCTACTCCATATGTAGGCATCAATGCGTTAATAGTTGTAGCGATGTGGCTAGTTGATGTATTACCAATAGTAACAGTTTGACCATTAATGCTGAGAGTAGAACCGCTAACTACATTTCCTAGGCCTGCACTTGTGATCACCGGATAACTTGTTACCCATGAATTAGATTTAAATGTGCTACCTGAAATCGCAGTTCCGAATTGTGATTCAATATTAGAACCAACTTGTACCCAGTTATTACTTTCGTTTTTATACCATACTGCTCCGACATTGTCGCTAGTAACAACTACAGCATATGCACCGATAGTACCAAAACTTGGATTAGGTACATCCATTGTTGCGTCAACTGAAGCGTTATCATCATTGATAATTAATGGAGATTGTAAAGTGAATACTTTGTTTACGCTATCCCACTCGTAGATACCATATTGTGTATTACCAGTATCTAACCAATATGTTCCATTAACAGGTAATCCTGTAGGAACGCTTGATTGTGCTGTTAGTTCACTTAGATCAATGTCGGCACGTGCTACATATGCCTTGCTACTAACACCTAATAAACTATATGCGGCTTGTAAACCATATTCGTTTTGTTCACCACCGTTGATACTGTTTCCTTGGCTATCTGTTGGAAATAATGGGGTACCAAATGTGTTGGCCAAATCTAATTGGCTTGTAATATTATATACAGTTCCTGCGTTTGCTGGGATCGTACCCACTGCTGTAACACCCGAGCTATTTGTTTTGTTTGCTGCCGATGCTACGAAAATCAGCGGTACTGTTCCTGGTGCTGCCGGTGTATAGAAACTTTCGTCTATTACACTTACGCTAACGCCGGGTGATTGTAGTGTTGTTGCCATTGTCTAATCTCCTAATTTGGATCACTTTGTTTTATTTAGCGATACTGAGAGATTTTTTACCATTAAATACAGGAACAAAAGGGCAGGCAAAGGGCTTAGATGACTAGATTATTATGTAAAAAATGCGGAACAAGGCCGTGTGCTGTAAATTATCACAAGGAAGGTAAGACTTACTATAGGAGCCAATGTGACCATTGTTCTAGAGGTAGGCAGGAAGGAGTAGCCCGATGGGCGAAGGCTGGATATAAATTAAAACTTAAATGTGACAAGTGCGGATTTGCCAGCAAGTATGCCAAGCAGTTTAACGTCTATCACATAGATGGTAATCTCGATAATTGCCGACACACTAATCTAAAATCAGTGTGTGCAAACTGCCAACGTCTTTTACAAGATCTTGGGATTCCTTGGCGTCAAGGCGATCTAACACCAGATTTTTAATTTGATCAAATAATTGATCTATAGTGGAATCATTGAATACAGTTTGATCTATCGGGCACCCGATCCAGCTATACTCACTGGAATGTACATTATGATTGTCTAGTCGTTTTTTACTTAACGCCCAATCTATATTGCCATCAGGGCCTCGATTATAGTGTTCGGCGTCTATAAACCATTCTGGATCTTCTCCACGCTTGATACGCACCACCATACCTCCGCTATTGTGTATGGCCTTAATTTCATTGGGGAAACGTACATCACTGATGACGATATCGTCTTGTGTTTTACGCATTTTATTTTCTAAACTGGCGATCCACATATCGTCGTGGAATCCTTCTCTAACGACTTCTGTACCCCAATATTGTAAGATCCAGCGTGGAGTTAAATGGGGCATTCCTAGTCTTTGTGCCCACCACGGATCAATCTGTTCCCGCCATTTACGTGCTTCCGAGGTACGACCTTCTAGTAATGTTCGATCCCAACCAAATACGTTGGCTACGGCATCTTTAAGTGTGCTAGCGAAACTGTCTCGCCTAAATCCATGAAAGTTAACCAAATAGTCTGCGGCTGTATCTTTACCGCTACCTATCAATCCTACAAAGCCTATAATCATAGCGTCTCCTGCTAATATATAGTTTATTACAATTTTATTTAGAGATCAACCTCTTGTGAACCACATAGGTGTCTGATTATCTTCATTATTTTTCAAGCCCTCTTCCAGCTTTTCAATCATTTCTTTACCTTCGGCTTTTAGTGCTGTTCCGTTTAATTGGGTACCACCCTGTGGGCTAGCAATCGTTGCAAACTTTTCACGTGCTTCACCTAAGATGATTTTACATTCAGCCAGTGCATAATCTTTTAACCAAACTCCTGCGTAAGGATCTGAGAATAGTTGGAAATCTGGACGCTGATTATACATCCAAATTAGTACACTTTCCTGTCCTCTGGGACGTTGTGTGATACGTAGTTTTTTGGTGACTGGGTTGAAATCAAACAGAATATAACTGCCAAACAATTTGCCAACTTCTTTCTGGTAACTGGCAAACATATAATAAGTTGCGATACCACCCATGTTACTAGTGCTTAACAGATAAGTGTTGCTGTACGCCAAGTTGAAAGGCTCAAATAAACTTCCACCGTCGCCGCCCCCGGTCCTAGAGCCGATGCTTCTACGGAATATTTCACGCACGCTCTGTACTTCTCTGGGCAGTATGTATTCGTTTTGATCTATTTCTAGTGTTAAAAATCCAAAACTTTCTTCAACAGCGTTACTGCTACGTTGGCGATATTTTGCCAACGCTTTATCAATCGCCACATTATAATGCTTAGGATCTAGTTCTACATCAACCATTCCATCACCTAGAAATGTTCGTATGTATTCAACTACATCCTTCCGTGCGACTTCTAGTTCTTTTAGATAATCTTCATAATCCTTAGTTATAGGACTGTTAGGGATATTGTATTGGCTCATACCATTATTTACCTTATAAATACTTGACTATGCCCCGTCTCTCACTATACAAAACCGAAAAAGGTCCGGATTTTCGATTCTTGGACCGTGTAATCAACGAACAATTCCAAGTAGGCGGAGTTGATATTTTTGTACACAAATATCTAGGACCCGTTGATCCTGCTACTGGATCTAGCAGTCCAGAAATTCCTGTAAATTCAAATCCCATACCCGAGCTAGGTATCCAGGATCTGCTGTTTATGGAAAACAGAGACAGGCATTATGATCCTGATGTTTATCATTTGCGTGGCATTTATACCATGCAGGATATAGATTTTAATCTAAGCCAATTTGGACTGTTTTTACAAAACGATAACATAATGATCAATTTCCATCTGCGTACTACGTTTGATGCACTTGGACGTAAATTGATGGCAGGCGATGTATTAGAATTACCTCATCTCAAAGATGAATATGCACTAGATGACAGTATGGTGGCACTAAAAAGGTTCTATGTTATCACAGATATAACCCGTGCCAGTTCAGGATTTAGCCAGACTTGGTATCCACATCTATTAAGAGCAAAATGCCAACCTCTAGTTGACAGTCAAGAATTCGCGGAAATATTGGATAGCCCTTCTGGAGACGGTAATAAAACACTACGTGATGTTCTTAGTACATACAATCAAAATATTGCCATTAACGAATCAATCATACAACAGGCGGAACTTGATGTGCCCAAAAGTGGATACGATACCAGTGCTTATTATGTATTACCTTTGCAACCAAATGGATTATTAAATCCTGTTGATACTACTAAAGAGGGTGCTGATGCTAGCACTGATTCTAATGTGCTTGATGCTAGTTTTATTTTGAGTTCAAGTCCCGAAGGATCAAATACTCAGTATGCAGGATATCTAACAGAAAATGCTATACCTCCCAATGGAGCACCGTATACATTTGGTATAACTTATCCTAGCAATCCTGTAGTAGGGCAATTTCACCTACGCACAGATTTTTATCCTAACAGACTATTCAAATGGGATGGCAGCTATTGGATAATGACTGAGATAGCAATGCGTATGACTCTAGATAATTTCGGCGATCAAGATGTTGCTCCTGGAACACTCAACGCAGGTAAAGATACGAGACAAACACAACTAGGTACGTTTGTTAATAACAATAACACTGCTACCATTAATGGTGTAGTAGTGCAAGAACGCCAGGCATTAAGCAAAGCGTTAAGACCTAAAGCAGATACACTATAAAGGTTAAGCATGGCAGATTTTTTTTATGACGGGCAGGTAAGGAGATTCTTAACACAGTTCATACGTGTTATGAGTAATTTTAGTTACAAAGATGGCAAGGGAAATCTCATACAAGTGCCTGTTCGTTACGGAGACATGAATCGACAGGTCGCACAGATACTGAGCAAAAATACTGAAAATGTTATTCAAAGTGCTCCCTTTATAGCCTGTTATATCAAGGATCTACAGTTTGATAGAGAGCGTATGCAAGATCCTTCGTTTGTTGAAAAGATACAGATACGAGAACGCGATACCAGTCCCGATGGTTCTACATACCTAAACACACAGGGCAGTAATTATACTGTAGAACGTATGATGCCTGTGCCATATAAAGCGACCTTTAATGCTGATGTTTGGGCTAGCAACACTGAACAAAAATTTCAATTATGGGAACAGATCGCTGTATTGTTCAATCCTGCATTAGAAATACAAAATTCAGACAATTATCTAGATTGGACCAGTTTGAGTTATCTAGAATTAACAAGTATGACCTGGGAAAGCCGTAGTGTTCCGCAAGGCCTAGAAAGCGATATCAGTGTTCTTAGTATGAGTTTTTTGACTCCCTTATGGATTACACCTCCCGTTAAGGTAAAACAATTAGGAATCATCACTAAGATTATTACCAATGTGTTCGCTGATCCAACTGGTACATTAGAATCAGCACCATACACTACTGATCTAGGATTAACAGATCTATTTGAAGGACAACAACCTAGTGCTAGGATTATCGTCACACCGGGAGATTTTGATCTATTGGTGTTAGACAATACAGCGTCGTTAGTTCCTATTCCAAATACTCCTATATACAATCAATTGACCAGTGTAAATCAGTCAACTGAAAAAGTGCAATGGCAACAATTATTAGATTTATATCCTGGATCATTTAAAGCAGGACTAAGCCAGATACGATTAACGAAACCAGATGGTAATGAAATCGTAGCATATGCCAGCCTAAATCCTTTAAATGATTTTGCTATGGGGTTAAATTTCGATGTGGATACGATTCCTGCTAATACTATTTTAGATGGACGTGGCACGATTGACGCCATAGTCGATCCGCAGACATATAATCCAGGAACTATGTCTACAGGTAAGAGATTTTTAGTATTAGAAGATGTTCCTGCTGATGCTGTTTCCTGGAATGGGTCTACAGCAAAAGCCAATGATATAGTACAATGGAATGGCACTGGTTGGGATACTGTATTCAATTCTGCTTCTGTTACTACATTAACCTATATAACTAATACATACACAGGCATTCAATATAAATGGGACGGCACGCAATGGAGTAAGTCGTTCGAAGGATTATATGATAAGGGTGCTTGGCGTCTTGTATTATGACAGAAATAGTTTGTAGCGGTGGTTTATTTTTAGCAAAAGATACTAGAAGATTCTTGTTCCTTTTAAGGACGCAGGGAAAAACTGCCGGAACCTGGGGATTAGTAGGCGGTAAAAAAGAACCAGATGATCATACACCGTACGATACACTAAAAAGAGAAATCAGTGAAGAAATAGGTAAGACACCTGTTATAAAAAAGACTGTGCCTCTAGAACTATTTGTCAGCAATGATCAACAATTCCAGTATAATACCTATATCTTGATAGTAGAAAAAGAATTCATTCCTACCCTAAATGAAGAACATTCTGGATATGCTTGGTGTGATTTTAATTGTTGGCCTAAGCCCTTACATCAGGGCGTAAAGACTAGCTTGAGTAATAAATCAATTAGAAATAAGATCGAAATCTTGCTTGAGTTGATTTAATATCAGTCTGCTCCAAAATGCAGAATCTTGTGTAGTTACACGTAGATTGTATTTTTCCGGTGTAACAAACAGTTTAGTAGTATCGGCAAACTTGCTTTCAACGATAGTATCGACCCAAACTGTATAATCTGCTGAATAGATTTCCCGCATTTCAGGCAAAGGACAGACGAAATCAGCGATGGCATAATCACTATCTAAACGGTCTGCTAGTTCACGCATACGTTTACTTTGACGAATACGTCCTTCGTGACTGAAATCCCAATCATCGTACTCTTCTCTAACACGGTCGGCATTGAGCCAAACAGTCTTTTTATTGTTTTCGTCTAGGAGGTCACGTAGTTCTTCTGCTAACGTGGTCTTTCCGGTACCGGGTAACCCCATTATCAAGATACGTTTCATAAACTTTCAGCAAAGGCCATTAGGTTATCGTAAATTTGTACCTTAGATTTTAGCTGTTTGTATAAGTGATTTTCTAATTTTTCCTGTGTTTTCTTTCCATTACCAGTTAATACCAGTATTGGAGTAGCACCTGCTTTATCTGCCATTAATAGATCATCTAGACTGTCACCTACATAGGCACCGCCTTTAATATCTAATCTAGGATCAGTTTCGATAGCACGATTGAACATACCTGTATTTGGTTTACCAAATGGATCATCTTTCTTATTTGATACATTATACCAAATACCGTCAATGCTTGTGCAACCTGCTTGTCCAAATAGATTCAACATATATTGATTTACAGCATCAACATCTGTAGTTTTTAATTTATTTTGTGATATAGCAGGTTGATCAAATATGATAGCTAGTTTATGACCTTTGCTACGTATCGTAGCAATAGCTTTCATACTATCATCGATTGGTTTGAAATCACCAGCACCACTTATAACTTCAGCATTTTCACAGAGTACTCCGTCTCTATCTACCGCGATAAAGTATTTGTCAAAAACGCTAGGCATTTTAATAGGAGGAGATTCGGCAGATGGAGCACTGGTAGTTACCTGAGGTTGGATCTTTTTTACGTCAAATCTTCCCATTATTTCACCTTTGATTCTATGTCTGTTACTATCTTGTTGTACATGTCATCTAGTTCTTGATCAGTAAATGATGCTAGATTTTCATTTAGTCTGTCGACTAATCCCGCATCTAATCCCATGATGCGTATAGGACTATATTTTTTCTCGCCTGCTTTTTCGATAATTTGGAACCAATCGGGATAGCTGGTATTGATCGGGAATGTACTTCCAAATATCACAGTACCAGGTTTGTTTAATGCACGAGCCATATGTTGCCCCACGCTATCAACGCCGATAAAATAATCACTATATTCGATGATAGCGGCCCAATTACGAAGATCTGTAGGACTGGTTAACTTAGCGGTATAGGTATCAGCAGGTAGATTAAACTGCTGTTCTCCAAAAAAGATCAAATTGTAGTTGTCTGCCAATCTACTGACTAGTTTTATGTAGGCATCGGGTGAAAGGCTACGACAACCATAATCTACTATTTCTGAACGATCGAGTGCGGCACCTCTACCAAAAGGTTGTATCACGATAGTTTTGTCTTTTTTCTGTTGTGCTCTAATATCTGCTACTGTATTTGCCGCCCATTTTTCCTCATATAGGCTAAACTTCATGATAGGAACGCCCAGATCGCTATGATCAGTAGTCTGATTTATCTCTCTATCAAACCCTTCAACTAGGCTGATTTTTTGATTGAAGTAATCCGGAAGCCTGTAGGGTTCTGGAGTTATATACCTATCGGCTTTGCTAGCTATATTTTGCCAAAGTCCTTTGGTGTCTATACCGTAAGTACGGTCTTGCAGTTCCGGAATACTCCAATAAAGTGCATCCCATGCTGGAATCAATACGTTCCAATCTGCATCAGGATTTAATCTATGGTATTTGAGCAATGCTGGCATGGCAGCGATCACACGGCCTGCTCCGCCGTCTATGTAAAAAATGGTTTTCATATGTTCTTATTATATAAAATAATTTATAAGAACACAACCCCTTATGGAGGTATTTTAGAATGAACTATACTGTGCGTAGATGTTAAATGTGCCGCCGATATTGACGATACCATAGGCTACTATGTCCGTATGGCTAGCATTACCGGGCCATACTACGCCGCCTGACCATTTTGGAGTTACCGCGGTTCCATTGATAGTGATTTGGGTAGCTGTATAAGGTGTAGTTCCTTGATTAACTAGGAAGGTCACGATAGTTGAATAGTTAATTGGATCAGTAGGAACACCATATAATGCTATACTCCATGTAGCACTAGGCGATACATAATAGGTTTGTCCAGCATTAAACAAGAAACTGGTAACACCACTGACTGAACCAACGTTGTTCATGATTTCTAGAGTGTTGGTAAATGTGCTAAGGCCAGTTACACGGGTTGAAGTAGATACGATGAATCCGCCTGCGTTGATATTACCTGCTACACCTAGACCTCCATAGACTACCAATGCACCTGTAGCTGTACCGGCACTGACTGTACCACTACTAAAGGTAGCTACGATATTACTGGCTAATGTTCCACCTACGTGTATGTAGACATTTTTACCAGGTGCGTCAGTTCCTAATGTAAGGTTACCTCCGTCTACATACAGATATCCATCTTTGGCACCGCTGATAGTCCAAGAACTGGTAGAATATCCGCTGTTGTTGATACCCATATCGATATAGTTAGCACTGTCACTGCCTACATCAGCTGTAGCTACGAAATCGCTACTGGCTATCGCACCTGTATTGGTGTTTTGTATCTGTATCTGTGTATAACTGTTAACGTTATTAGTTAATACCATCAATGGACTAGATAGTCCTATCAAGCTCTGCTGAGGTCCACCATAAACTATACCACCCACATATAAATTACCGCCGATGCCTGCACCACCTGCTACAGTTAAAGCACCTGTAGCTGTTGAACTAGACGGTAGATAACTGGTTATCGATAGATTACTAAACGATCCTGTAGTAATCGATAATATTCCTGTTATCGTACTGTAGGAAAGTGTACCACCTACGTTTAGATTTCCGCCAACAGTTAGCCCGCTGAGTACAGTGCCTGTACCATAAATTACCGTTCCGCCTTGTAGTTTTGCCATAGTATATTATTTACCTTGTTAGCTTATACCAGTTACTTCATCTAGTATTCCATAAGTGAACACATTGCCACCGGTTCCTACACGTTTAGCAGGATATGTAAAAAATACGTTAGTTGATGTGCTGTATGTAGGAGTACCTACTGCTGTTAGAGTGAAATTTGCTGGACCGCTATCTTTCAAATAAGTGCTGGGACTGACAGAATTTAACAATAATACTGTTCCACTGATAGGTTGTAGTGCTCCCACAGGAGGAATAAAATTGCTAGTGTAAACAGCCTGTCCATTTACTATACGCAGATTAGTAATATTGCCAGTCATGTAATCGCCTGCGGCAGGTGAATATCTACTGCCTATATATGCCAGTGTCGAAGCCACTGAATAATTGGTGGAATCCGGTGCTGAGATCACAGATATGCCATTCCTATACAGTGTTCCCTGTGTACCGTTACGGACGTAGGCCACATGTTGCCAAGTACTAGTGCTAATATCTGTCGACGAAGGATCCTGTAAAATTAATGTGCTACCGTTATACCAGGTAAATTCGCCGGGTGTGGTAGGGCCAAATTCAAAACTCCAACCTGTAGTCTGTCCTGTGTTTCTAGTATCTATGACGTACTGAGAATTTTGAGCCTGGGTTAGATTGATCCATGCTTCTACAGTAAAATTATTCGTTCCAAATGCCACTGTGCTTCCTGGGCTCCATGTTAGGTAACTGGTAGTTCCCTCAAAATATATACTGCCTCCATAGTAGGTAGCACCGATAGTATATTCATCGAACTGTGTACCAACATAGTAAGTAGAAGTCGTTATTCTTTCTGTGAGTCCAGGTGTACCCGCATAGGTCACTTCGTCAAGAGTGCCATTTATAAAAAAAGTGCTGGATGTTAGCCTAGTTACTAGCGTGGCCATATATTATCCAAATACTGTATCTATACTGTTGGTTGCCGTATTATAGAATGAATATGCGGCCCTTATGCCCGTTTGGCTATTAATGTATTGCACATTACCGCCTACTGATATATTTCCTCCTAGACCGATACCGCCCCAAACTTGTAATGCACCAGTATTAGTTGAAGTACTCTGTGTGATATTTTGTATAACGAATGTAGTAGTAGTTCCTGTACCGCTTGCTACCGTTCCACCACCTCCGCCACTGCTTGATCCTGTGCTGGCAGATAGTGTCGCTGGTACTCTCGTCCACGATGTATTAGCACTACTATATACATATGAAATGTTATTAGTAACTGTTGTTTGTCCGTTTATGGGATTTAATGGGAAACTCATTTATATGTCCTTAAGAGCAATAACAGCCTGATGATGTAAAAGTATGTACCCAATAACAACAGGTAATTCCGTTACAAGAACAGGAATAGGCAGTTATCGTTCCGCCTGTTCCAATCGAGGCAGGTGCGGTATAAGATACTATAACTATTCCCGATCCCCCGCAACCAGAGGGATTAGCCGCTAATCCGAAACTAGAAGCACCACCTCCACCACCTGTGTTTGTACACCCGGCAACACCCCCTGAAAGAGGATTACCTGGAAAACCGTAACCAGCACCACCGCCTCCTATACCTCCACCGCCACCGAGACTGGATGTGGGATTTCCTGTAGAACCAGCACCGCCACCTCCACCATAGTAGGTTGGAGTACCACTTATAGGACTAGCTATCCCCGGTCCCCCTTGTTGCCAAAAACCGGCCAGGGGATTGCAACCCCCGTCTTCGGGCGGGCCACCTGCACCACCTCCACCATTCATTCCTCTGTGACCTTGACCAGCTATTCCCATAAGATTATTGCATTGGCTTGTACCATTAATTCCCCCAACCCCTCCCCCAGACCCACCGTTAGCACCACAGGCACCAGAAGGGCCTAATCCGCGGCCTCCGCCGCATGCCACGATACCTGTGGGTCCGCCAAATGTGCTATTGGTTCCTGAAGTTCCAAGATATGCAGGGGCACCTGGCGAACCTGCACCGCCCCCTCCTACACATACAGCATAGCAACAGCCCGGAGACATGGGAATATTACCTATTAACACTCCTCCAGCCCCGCCACCACCTCCGCTAACACCGTTAGCAGGGTTTCCTCCACCTCCACCTCCACCTGCTACTACCAAATAAGATAGGCAATAGGTAACAGGGGAAGATATAGGAGCCGGAGTTCCTGGCCAACAACAGACTTCTGTCTGCTGTACAGCCGTAGCACCACTAAACATTCCTGATGCTTGGCCGTTGTTAATAATGGGGGGTACAGAGGAAATGATTCCTCCGGGAAATCTTTTAGCCATTAGCTGATAACCTCATAACTGGCACTAACTACTGACCAATTACTAGTTCCTGTCATCGCGGCAGTGATACTAGTTCCTTCTGCTAGATAATAGTGTGTGCCTCTATCTATAACTGTTAGTGTTCCGTAAGCAGGAACGATGGCGGCATATATTAACGGTAAATTTGTACCAGCACCTGCGGCACCCGTGTTATAGTTTATAGTACATTGTATAGCCGTAGTGGTATTATTGGCTATGTTAAGCGTGTCTAATTTGATTACGCTGTTAGATCCCACAGCATTACTGAGAATGGTATATAGTGTAGTACCCATCATCTGAGTGGCTGTAGTCTGTCCGTATGCTGAGTTTCCACTCATTAAATTTGGTGCTGTCATTTTATCCTCCGTAGACTATGGCCATTCCATAGCTCTTGTTTGATGTTAGTGTTGATACCGCGAATCCGTTCTGTATCATAGTTCCGGTATTGATTATTCCTGCGAGATAGGTAGTAGTAGCAAATGTAGTAGTATTAGCTACCAATCCTCCTGTAAATGCTCCTCCTCCTGCGAGCGTGGTAGTATTTACGATCACCGGTGGGCTAGATATATCGATCCAATAACTGGTCGTAGTCGATCCGTCGTTTTCGTATCTGTAGACGATATCGGTACCACTCTGATACCATATATCACCTACTGTAGGTGCTGGATTAGTCGGGGCTGATGCCGATGTAGTAGCACGTACTCCGCCCCCAACGACTGTTCCGCCAACGTTTAAGTTTCCACCTACTCCTGCACCACCTGCTACTTGTAGTGCACCTGTATTAGTACTAGTGCTCTGTGTAAGATTTGATATTACGAATGTGGTAGTAGTGCCTGTACCACTTGCCGCGGTACCTCCACCGGTTGATGTAGTAACTGGCCATATACCTACATATAAATTGGTAGCTGTAACTACTCCTCCCACATTGACGTTTCCACCTACTCCTGCACCGCCTGCTACCTGTAGTGCACCTGTATTTGTACTAGTGCTCTGTGTGGTATTTGAAATAACAAATGTAGTTGTAGTTCCTGTACCACTTGCCGCGGTACCTCCACCGGATCCGACTGCTACACCATTTTGATAGATCGTACCGCCAACATACAAGTTACCTTGTATTCCAACTCCACCATAGACTTGTAAGGCTCCTGTAGTAGTGCTTGTACTAGATGCTGTGCTGTTAACGACTAACGAACTAACTACTACACTGGTTAAAGTAG